CCACCAAGACCAGAAATTCTTCTCGCAGCTGCAAACATAGCAGCTTCTAAACCTGCCATCGCTACTTTCATTGCAATAACAGCACCCACCAATATTGCAGCTCCTGTTGCTAATTGTTTTTTATAAACTTCACCAAAAACCGTAGTGAAAAAACTATCAAACGCTTTATTTACAGATTGTTTAAATGCATCATCAGTAAAATATTTACCAATGCCATTCAATATAGTTACTAATAGTCCTGCTTTAAATAAACCACCAAGAATACTTTCTATGAGTGGTCCTATACCCATACCTAAAAATCCTTTAATCATATCAAAGAATCCACCACTTTCTTTTTTCTCACCAACTGGTGTTGGTGTTAATCCACCACTACTCTTTTTGTACTGTCCTTCATATTGTGCTTCCCTATCGGATGCTCTTTTGAAGAACATATCAGACTTTGTTGATGGTGTTCCGCCAGATATTTTAACCATCTTCTGCATATTCATACGCATTAGATTCATGTCTCTTGCCATTGCTGGAAGAACAACACTATTTTTTGCCATTATCTTCATATCAACACCGATGCGAGTCAATTTCTCTTCCATCGATTTTGTAGCAGCAGTATCAGAACCACCTGAACTTCTTATACTTTGTTTATCACCACCATACTTGTATCGTTTACCAAACATTTTTTCAAATGCGGCTCCACTAACACCAGTTTGTGGTAACATTCCCCGAATATCAGTCTTCTCTTTAAGTCTTGCGCCCGAAGCGGACACAAGTGCGCCAAGAAGACCTTTAGTCTTTAGTTCTTTTCTGTAAATATCTGCTAGTCTTGAATCTGCCATTTTTTATCTCTTATTATTAGCGGCCTGTTGTTCCATTCTCTGCTTCTCTTCTTCTAAATGCTGTGCCAACATTGTGACATATATTTCTCTTTCCCAAGGCATCATGTTGTCAAGTTCTGTAAGACTGTATTTGTGATGTTGCATCAACGCAAAATTAGTCTTATAGTAATTGCCTAGGTTATCATGGTATAAATTTATGCGAAAAAACTTTGCACACCCTCCAGTGTGATGTTCTCTTGGTAACCACACTTCTTACACTTGTAATCAATTTTCTTTTCGATTTTTGGCATAGTATCAAAGAAGATTCTGATATTCTCTAAATCTTTTTGTTGCAGATTATCCACAAATTCAATAATCTCATCTCTGGTACTATCTTTCATATGATAGACAGTATCTTCATCATATACTTGTTCTATGGATGCATAAATCAAATCCATAATAACATCAGCATCATCTCTGCCTGCTGATTTCTGCATTAACTCGAAGGTTGGATATCGCATAATGATACCAACTTTATCCGTTAACTGAAATTTCTTTGTATGACCTTCTGTGATTGTTGGTTTTATTTCCAACACATTGAATGACACTTCATTAATTGTGCCGCAATCTTTGTCTTCATCTTTATCATCTTTTACAATGTTATTGCATCTGTATTTCAAATTAACAACCTCTGAAACAGACCTTGCTCTCAAATGCATAAACAAGTATTCTAAATCAAATACAGGCAATGCATCAACATCGATATCATTTAATACACAATTTTTCAATACTTGTCTAATGACTTTGATTGTTGCTTCAACATCATCATTCTCTGTATTCATCAAAAACAGTTTTTGTTCTTTTACTAAAAATGGCCTGAATTGAACCACTTTGCCAGTTGATATAAGTTTCACTTCATAAATTGGCGTGTCTATCTTAGGTAACATAATGTCCTCACTTTATTAAAAAATTTAAGTTAATGCTTTACCAAAAGGTGATATCTTAGCAAGACCAACTCCAAATAGGGCGGCTGCAGCTGCAGCGATATCGTAACTTCCGGTATATACGGGTTTGTATCTCTGATAAGCAAATTGTACAGATAGTCTATGAAATCCATCTTCAGACCAACTCAATGGTTGTGCCGATACTCCAGTTGGAAATGCATCAATCAATTCAACTGCATATATTTGCTTAATAAAATCATCATACTGAATCACCTTGATTGGTGTCATGTATCTTGTTGCTTCATCTTTTGCATATCGCATATTGTTCGTATCGGAAGGCATAATTGCCTCTATCCATCTATCAAATAATTTTCTTTCCCAAAACTCATTAGTACACAAGAAAGTCAAAGTCATTTCATTATACTGTGACTGGTATGGTACTTTATATGTTGGACCATATACTTTAGCTTCATGCGTCATTAATGTTCTACCAGGCAATTCTGCGGTTTCACATTGCAGCGCAAGATATCGTGATAGTGTAGAGTTTGCACCAACAGGTGATTGGCCAAGAGCACTACCAATTGCATCTGTTACTGTACCAAAGATTGCATTTGGTAAATTCAATAAATTTTCAATGATGTTGTTTGGCACAAAATCTGAGATGTATTTTGGTAATGGAATAACAACTTCAAATCTGGATGGTTTTGCAGGACCATCCTTTGACTTCATATGAGACAAAAATAAATTTGGAGAGAATGACATTAGAATTTTTTCCTTGAATCTGCGTAAACTTTACTAGTAGAGGCACCAACAAATGTTTCAACTGGTAACATTGCGGCAATGTCCCATTCATCTGCGGAGATTTCTAAAAATCTTGATTGTATATGTGTAAACAAATATCTTTTAATGCATGGTGTCGCCTCAAATGCTCTTGATGCACCTGCAAGATAACTATAACTCACTCTTAATTTTGTCTTTGAATCAAACTTAGAATTTGTTGCAGTTTCACTTAATTTATCTAAAAGAATCAATCTTTGTTTTGGATGAATGTAATGTAAATTCAAACCCAAAAAACCATCTGGATAAGACTCAATAGGAATCACAAGTGGAAATCTATCATAGTATGGTAAAGTATCTTTTGTCTTTGGATCATAAAAGTAAAAGTACATTTTACCGATTGTTGAATTTGATTTCAATCTATCTCTGTCTGCCATCAATGCTCTTGATGTGGGAGTCAATTCTTTCACTTTGGCACGAAGCCAGTTTCTTGCATTATTCGTGCCGGTTGAGTAGCCTTCTTTTGCAAGAGATTGTTTAATTCTGTCGATTAGTTTTGCCATTATCTATTTATCTCAAATGCCTATGTCTTTTTCAGTTAGCACTTTGAATTGCCAACCATGTTCTTTACAAAATAAGTCTGCAGCCCGCCACTTTTCTTGATTGACTGCATAAGTTGCCGCCTCTTGTAAGTATCGTTTCGTCTTTCTTTTTTGCACAGGTTTTACTGTTTGTTTCTGCGGTTTTATCTCAATGACAACAGTAGATTCTGTGCCATTCTTTTGTTTCAATCTGACAATAAAATCTGGAAAGTATCTGTGCATTTTTTGGTCGATAGGTGATTTATATCTGATAATGAGCTCTTCGGATGCCCACCAGATAACACTTGGATTCTCATCTAACCATTTCATCACCCTAAGTTCCCATGAGGAACGGTAAACGACATTCTCTGAATCGCCTTTGTATTTGCTTCGATGTTTTGGGGTAAACCACCCTTTATATGACATAAATAATCTCCATATGTATGATAAATATATCTAGTTAACCTATAGGACAATAAATGGCGGGATTATTAAGCTTTCTTTCAGACATTGGTGTTAAAGCTGGTGGTCAGCCTACAGCAATTGGACCACTATCATCATTAACGAAAGGTCTATTTGGATTATCAAACTTGAGATATCCATCTGATTTATCTGCTTCAGATAAAAATCACTATATGACTATTACCATTTATGAACAAAGAAATACACAATTCGTAAATGATCCCGCTTTAGATTCAAGTGGAAAACAAGCATTAGCAGGTGTGTTTGGAACTGATGCTAGTTCTGCGGCCGTTAGAGCTGCTGCAGGAGAAGCCGGTCAAGCGCTTGTTGGTATAGTCAATAAAACATTAGACTTTGCTGTCGAGGGCGCAAAATTTATTGGTATTAATAAAGAATCGGTAGATAAAGTTGGAGCTGCTAGTAAAACTTTAACTGGATATGCTGGAGAGACATTTGCCAAAGCTGGAAATCCAATGGGTCTTCGAGCAACAGGAAAAATAACTACAACAATCTCACTTTATATGCCAGACACTTTGGTGTTTGACCACCATCAAGGTTATTCAGATGTTGCTATGGGTGGAGAATTATTAACAGGTCTTGCCGCT